ACGATATTCTTTTCTTGTATCTCGGCAACGTACTCAAAGCCGTCATCATTAGGATATTCAATCCTTTGGTCGTTGTCCGTGTACCTTCTGACGCGGGTTCTCTCAAACTCAATAAGACGGTTCTCCACAGAGACATTAATCGTGGCCGTCTCTCCACCATCGGTTATCGTCATGGTGTCCATAAAGCCCGAAAAGACAATAACAGGATCGGCAATGACGCTATTATTCTCATCCATAGCGCCCAGCTTAATAACAAGCTCTCTCCCCTGATAGTCCTCATCCTTTGCCTTGTCTAACAAAGGGCTGGTGATCCCTGACAGCGTAACCTGAGCGCCGTTAGCCCGAAGCTCAACATTCTCTTGAATGCTTGAAATGTTTAACAGGTTGCCAGCTCCGACATAGGTTTTTCCGCCATAGGTCAACTGACCAAATCCAGACCACAGATATAAATAACTTGTCGGTGCGTTTGAGTCGAAATAGGCTTCCACAAAGATCAGCGGCCTTACAACCTCTGCGGTTGCGACCGCTTGCATTGCCGCAGTTAGTGACCTAGACATTAGAGCGCCTCAACGCAGGCAAAAGTGAAACCGTAAAGACTGGCCTGATTAATCGACCAGCCTATTTCGTTACTAGCCAATCGCCAAGTTCCCACCGGAAGAGTGAAGTCCATCGTTGTGCTTACTGATACGGCATCTCTCAAAGGCGGCATGATCTTTATGTTAGATGCGTCCGTCCTTTCTGTGACTATGTAGAGCCTGCTATTCACTTCAAAATAATCACCAGCGACCACGCCGGAGGTTGTGCTTGCCGTAATAGAAGTGTCGCCAACAGCGCCGGAGCTGATGGTTCCGGTCGCCGTGGTGGAGTGCAGTGGATTGCCCATCGTGAATGTCTCAGCCATGCCTCGCAGAGACGCAAAGAACGCCTCGTATTCTTTAGCCTGCGCCCTAGTCATTGCCGGCAAAGAAACTTCTGCCTCCCATCGCACGCCCTGATGCTGATAGACCTGTTGGTCATAGCTAAAAGGTGACTCGCTCATGGCTACCGCAGAGCGCAATCGCATGGTCATGCTCTGGATACCTACCGTTGTGGGAAATGCCGCCATTATGCGCCTACCAGTGATTTGCTGTAATTACCGCCTCGCATCTTGGCCTCGGCCACTGCGGCCTTTGCTGTCTGCGCGATCTGCGGCATTAGATTGGCAACCTCTGCCCTTACTGTCTGAGCTACGCCCGTGGATATGTTGATGTTCTGGTTTACTGTAACCCCACCGCCGCCCATTCTTCCGTTAGGAACAATCTGGCCGCTAGATGATGGAATAAATAACTCTGGCCCATGTTCGCCTACGATCATCGGCCTGCCCGTAGATGTTGGCCCACCGACCGCCGCCGTCATCAAGCCATTACCGCCTAAACTGCCTGCACTGCCTGTACCTCCAGTCGAGGCCGCTGGGCCTGCGCCGAGGTTACTGATAAAGTTAGTCAAAGCGCCAAAAATTTGCTGTGTGATGTAATACTGAACAGCCATACGGATAAGGTCATTGATAATGCTTCTAGCCATATCCTTAAACGCATCCTTAAAACTTTTTGCGCCTGCTATGGCCTCTGCGAACCCGTTGGTGAACGAACTCATCGTTGATTGAGCAAATCTTTGCAAATCGACAACGCTATTCATTCCCTCGATCACAGTTTTTATTGACTCGCCGAAAGAATCTAGCCCACGCAGAAGCGGCGCATACCACGGCATTCGAGCCGTCACCGTCATTTCTTCCATAGCCTGATTAGTAGCGGCGGCGGACTCTTTTATCGATTCTGCAAAAGCGTCTATTTGTGACGTTATGTTGCCGAGTTTTATTCTGTTTAGCTGTTCAAATTGTTTAAAAGAAGTGCCAAGCCATTCATTGCTCGCATCACGCACAACATTAATAGCTTTGATTATTTCGTTAATACCACCAATAAAGAGATTGATAAAATCCTCAAAGCCCTTAACGCTTGCCGATAGCATCTGCAAAAACTCTTGGGCTAAGAATTTACCAAGCGCCTGAACACCCCCTTTTGTCTCTGATATGGATAGTATTGATTTGGCAAAGGCGTCCGTAAGGGACTCAATAGCGGGAGCCATAGCCGCAACCGTTTGACTGGTCAAGCCTTTAAATATCCCTCCTAGCTTAGTGAATGCGTCATTTGCTCGCTCTACGCCAGCGGCCGCCGTTCCAGACATAACAAGGCCGAGCGTTTCTGCCTCGTCATACATCGCCCTCAGTCCGTCACGGTTTTGCCGCAACATATTAAGGACGGCTGTGCCTTCAGAGTCGAATAGCTTAAAGCCCAATCTAAGCTCATCATTGCTATCAGTAACCTTCCCAAAGGCATCCGCTAGAGCTAACATACGCTGATCTAACGGCAGTTGTTGTATTGCTCTGGCGTCTATACCTAATTCACGCAATGCGCCTACAGCTTCGCCAGTACCCTGTGCGGCTTCTGCCGTTCTACGAATAAATCTCTGCATCGCCATATTAAGCGTTTCTGTACTAACTCCAGAAAGGCTTGCGGCATATTGCAGTTTGGATAGGGCTTCGGTTGTTGTGCCGATGCGCTTTGCTGTCTTGGCTAGAGCATCAGTGGCGCTAAGTGACTGCTTTACGACAAGGCCAAGACCGCCTGCGCCAACAAGCGAGGCGATAGCAGTACGCATTGAGAAAACAGCGCCAGTGACACCTCTAAGGCCGCGAGTTACTGAGGCAAGGCCGGAGCGGGTCTTGTCGACTGCGGTTAATCTAATGCGGATGTTTTCGTCAGCCATCTTTCTCGCTCATTATTTTGAAGTAGGCGAGCCACTCGTGGAACTCATTAACCGAGATTTGCTCTACTTCTTCTATGGTTTTGTGTAACCGATCAGCCAAAGCGATTAGATTCATCCTCAGCGGATCGGCTAGAAGTTTTTTTCAAACTCCTCCGCTGACTGAATTTGCCCAAACATTTCCTCGGCAATCGCGGAAATTACTTGGGTTTCCTCGCCCATTAGGTCAATCCGATCCTCTGCAGAAGCAAAGAGCTTATCACCCCCCTCATCCTCTGCCTTCATAATAATTAGATCAACCATCGAGGCCACTGTGGGAGTTTCTAAAACTTTCGGATGCCGCTTTTGTATCTCATTAAGGTCATAGCAGGTTATCGGCCTGCAATAGACCTTGAAAGGTTCGCCGCTTTCATCTGCCCAAGCTGGAACAGAAATCTCGCGGCGCTCTATCTTGCGCCTACCTCTTAGCTCTTTAGCTAATCCCACGGTTGCCTCCTAGATTAGGCTGTTGCTTCTGTAACCGCACCAGAGTTTTGGATTGCGAAAGATGCCTCAACCATGCCATCAAAGGCGGCTGAAACTGTCTTTCCGGTCACGACACCACTGCCATGATAATACTTCTCGCCTGTGCCAGTGCCGGTGGGGTAAAGCTCCCAGTACACTGTTGCACGCTCATCAAACTCTACCTGATCCGATGCGTCCCAGTAAGTCTCAATGGAAAGCGTGCTATTGCTCAGACCCGCTACGTATGTGCGAGCAGTGTTGCCCATCACTGAGTTTTCGATAGTGTCAGCGGTTACATCAAAACTAAATGACCTCACATTGACAACTTGAGCCTCAGAGCCGTCAGTCTGTGATATTTTGAATACGCCGCTACTTCCTGCTGTTGTAGCCATAACTGTTTCCTCTTATGCGTTTCCGCGTGTAAATGTGTAAAGGATGTTGACCGTAATTATAACGCCGCCCACAGGCTCTATACTACCGTCATCTGTCTCAATGCTAGTAATTTGAGTATCTATCGCATAGCCGCCCCGACTCCTATCAACGTCCAGACTCTCTTCCACAGCCTCAATAATTTGGTTTCTGGCGGTATCAATTTGCTTGGATTTAACAAAGCAAACTAGCTGGTAGTCTATCGCCCCCATTCTCTGCGATAACGTACCCCCAAGCGTTGCCTCTTCCCTGTCTTCATTTGCCGTTCTGACCAATATGGCAGGGAACTGGGCATTACTTAGCTTGTCAAAATCAAAAGGCTCACGAGTTACGTACTTAACCCTGATGGGCGATATAGCGCCTTTTAGCGTAGTCACCAGATTATTTGCAATGTTTTCTCTGACGCTCATAGCAGTCGCCTTCTAAATATCTGGCTTAACTTCCTGCGCTCTTGATCGTTAAAGTTAAAGAACGGCCTGCTTCGGTTATTACCAGAGGCTTTGGCGGCTTCTTCAGCTCTTGCAAAAAAGATGATCGCCTCATCGCGCCTAACCTCGTGAGTCATAGAGCCAAGCATATTCCCGTTAAAGAACAGGTTGGGTTTTGTGCTGTGACCATTTTGAGATCGGAAAGCCGCATATTGAGGCGTGTATGGTTTAAAAGACTGGCCTGTCCAGCTATATCCCTTCGCCGTCCTGTCGAGGATCATATTGATGCCTTGCTGCGCCGTGACAGAAAGGGCTTTTGTCTTATTGCGTTTAATCTTTCCGCGTATCTTTTCAATAATTGAAGCCGGATTCTTTGGGTCAAGTCCAACCCTGAGGTCTACGCTGTTGACGACATCTTGGACAGCATCATCTCTCAAGGACTGCGCTAACAGCCCTCGCATAACCGCCGCGCCTACAAACGGGATCGCCATTACCGATCTAGCCTATTCAGTGGCTTGGGTAGCTTTTCTTTATCCTCTACGGCGCCG